TAAAAACAATAAAAACCATAAAAACCATAAAAACCATAAAAACCATAAAAACCAATTAACAATGTGCCCAATAGGGTTAAAACCGTTTGAGGAAAATTTTACCAAAAAAATACCTCAAAACCAACTAAAAAAATCTAGTATGCAAAAGAAAAAAGAATTTGTAAAAGAATTATTAACTAAATTTGCGCCCAATAGTATAAAACCAGAAAACAACTTTTATGATTACATTAATTACCAATGGTTAAAAAATGTTACTTTAGAAAATCAACAAAAATATATTACACAAATCGACGATTTTAGATTAACTCAACATAAGGTTTACGAAGAATTAAATGATATTATTCTAGATTACGTTAAAACGCACGATGATAAGCTTTCCAAAAACATACACAATTTTTATATATCAGTTATTAATATGAACTCCAAATCATACACCAAACAATTAGCAAAAGAAGCGGTTAAAACAGTTGACGACTTGATTGCTGAGAAAAATCCGTGGAAATTATTAGCATTTTTTAATAACGATGAAATGATAGCCAGTAGAGCCCCTTTTGTCTGGTCGTTAAATCCAGATGACAAAAATAGCAAAGTTTATTGCAATTATGTATCGGCTCATCAATTTTCAATTTTAGATTTGAAGGTGTATTATGATGATGGTAAAGATGTATCCTATAAAAAAAAATATAGAAGAGAATTCAAAAAATCGTGTCAAAAAATATTTGATATTCTTTTAGGCCCCAATGAATATAATGGTGACTACATATATGATGTTGAAGTAGATATTTTTACTGCGCTAGGTTGCATTGATATTACGACTGAAGAAGGTTCTTCGTATAATAGAATAAGTGCGCATGAAGTGTTGGGCAAATATGGGTTTGATTGGAAAGAATTCTCAAAACACATTGGTTTCAAAGAACCCCCCCAATATTTTATTACATCGAGTGTAAATTATTTGAAATGCGGTACCGATTTATTTTTACAGAATTGGAATACGCCGAAATGGCGCTCTTATTGGGTATGGATATTGTTATCACGATTAGCAAGAATTACAAAGGGCTATGAAAAATTAAAGTATGAATTCTCAGGCAAATTCGAGAGAGGACAAGAAGAAATAAATAAAACGGACGCTGTCAGTGCATCATTATATATGTCAGTGCCGTTTAATACATTTTTAACTAATGAATACGTGAAAAAATACGAAAATTCACAAGCATTGGAATATGTTAAAATATTATGTAACGACCTGAAAACGGTTTATAAAAGAATATTGCACCGAAATACATGGTTACAACCTTCCACCAAAAAATACGCTTTAAAAAAATTGGAACATTTCAAATTTGTATATGGTAAACCAGAAGGTTTGAGAGAAGACCCTGATTTAGATTATACCACGGTATTATATGACAATATGAAAAAAATAAATGATTGGCGACATAAAAAGTTTATTGAATTGGATGGTAAAGACGTTATTGATATACCCATGATGGATTGGAGTCAGTATCCAGTTAAAATGGCAGGAACCCAAGCGTATATTGTAAATGCATCTTACACACCGTCAAAAAATTCTATTTATATTAATTTGGGATATATTCAAAAACCATTTATAGACATGGATGAGAGAGGCATTGAATATAATTTGGCACATTTGGGGTTCACAATTAGTCACGAATTATCGCATGCATTTGATGATTGGGGAAGTAAATATGGATGGGATGGTAATTTGAATGATTGGTGGACTGATGCGGACAAAAAGAAATATAAACAAATACATCAAGACGTCATCAAGCAATACGAAGAATTTGCCGCAAGAGATGGCATTATATTCGACGCTTCTATTGGAGTTGGTGAAGATTTGGCAGATATTTCTGGTATGGCAATATGCGACGAATATTTGAGCGATTTTCAAGAAAAAAACGGAGATTTAATACCTATTCGGTATTTTTCATATGAAGCATTTTATACTTATTTTGCTTTTCAACAAAGACAAGTAGTAACAAAAAAAGCGTTAGCGGCGCAATTAAAAACAAATCCACACCCCCTAGATAAATATAGATGCAACGTTCCATTATCGCGTTCTCAAATTTTTAGAGCACTATATAATGTTAAAAAGGGCGATGGTATGTGGTGGCATAATACAGATACCGTTTGGTAAGAATACTATAATATATTGAATACTATATAGATTTATCTATGATGATATTTTTTGCAATATTGCGAATAATCTTATCCTCTTTTTCTAAATCATTATCACCAGAGCCGCCCATGGATTCTATAATAAGTTTATTGTACTTGTCGGAAACTTTTGAATATGATTTGTTATACTCTGGATTCTGCTCCTTAAATTTGGGTATTAACCGTTGGTTCTTCGATACGACTTTTTTAATCATCCTCCGCATTTTGCATTGCGATTCATCCTTTTCCCATACATTTTCATCTTTAATATAAATGATTTCTCTCTTTTTGTCGGTACAATGAATGGGTCGTTGAGTAATATCAAGTGCATTCAAATTTTTTACAATAATATTGGAAATACCTTCGACAAATCCAATTTCTCCGACATTTTCCAAGTCGCTCACCTGTAATTTGATAGATTCTACAAAATCATTAATATTCATCGCATTTTTGCATGTCTCGTTTAAGAAAAGGTTTAGATTAAATGCTTTGTTATGTGAGTTGGTATGTGTAGTGGTATTATGTGTGCCATTTTTTATAACTTCCATTATCATATTTTGCTGCTCCACCATTATACTTTTAAAATCAGAAGTTTCTTTTATAAGTTCTGCGTTTTGTTTTACCAACATCAAAATAAGGTTGTCTTTATCTGCTATATCATAAGTACATTTTAGTTGATTATTATGATTCATATTATGATTCATATTATTATTTGTTTGTGGTTCTGACGGTTCTTCATTGTGTAAAAAACTACATGTTTTTTTGTGAAAATGTAAGCTTTGTCTATGCGAATACTCCTTGTTACACTTACATTTATATTTTTCTTCATTAGCGACTTTTTGCGACATATTGTCAACATTTGTAAACATTGTGTCAGTATTTAGATGTTTCAGTGACAATAAATGTTTATTGAAGTCATTTTTTTTACATGTAATATAATGACATTTTTCACAGACAAAACTTTTAAGAGATTTTTGCGACTTTTGTGTAAACATTTGTAAATATATAAATGTTTACACAAAAATTCTCCTAAATATTTCTCAAAAATAGAAAAAAAATATCGTGACAAAATAAAAAAAGTTTTTTCCGTCGTGAGAGCATAAAAATTAATTATGGTCTCAGAAACATTTTTGGCATAAAGTATTTTGGGTTTTGAAAATTGGACAAAAAAAATGTCCAAAAACGGATTTCCCAAAAAAGTCTTCCCCAGATTCCTTCACCGATACTACACGTGAAGGGACCTAAAATACGCGAAAAAATCAGACATTCTCTACATTTTTGTAGGAAAAATCATAAATATATTGGAGCGATATTTTTAATTATATAAACTTCGCCATGTAGCTAACCGTTCATCTTCTCCTTCACGTTTTATCAACTTGTCTACAATTTCCTTGGTAACATGAAATGGGAATTCTACAGTGAGCGACATTTCTCCTTCAAATAAATTAGAACCTGGCTTCATTAATCTGTATAAATTCAATTTAGTATAAATTATTTCTAAACAGCGTTTCAAATTTCTAACACCGTCTTCTTTATTACAAAGGGTATCGATGATATGCCCAATCACATCATTTGGAATAATAATTTGGTCCTCATTGAATCTCACTTGTTCGCGGATTCTTGGAAGTAAATAATTGTTGGCAATTATTGTTTTCTCTTTGGCTATATAACCTTTGGTTTTAATTCTATACATTCTATCCTTTAAAATAGCATTTACCTTGCTTTCATCATTGTAACTAAATATAAACAAACATTTACTCAAATCGAAATCTATTTCGGCAAAGTATTTATCGTGAAATTGAGAATTTTGTGATGTATCTGTTAAATGAGTGAGAATGCCAGCAATTTCTTCACCTCTAGGAGTATCACTGATTTTATCTAATTCATCGAAATAAATGACTGGGTTCATACATTTGCTGTCAATTAAGATTTGTACGATTTTACCCCATGTGCTGCCTTCATATGTGTAGCCATGACCTTCTAAGAAGCTGCTGTCTGTAGCGCCTCCGAGAGCAATAAATGCGAATGGTCTATTAAGAATTTTACTAATTCCTTCTTTGACTAAACTAGTCTTACCAGTTCCAGGAGGTCCATGAATTGCAATCGCCGCACCAATCGCCTTTGGATTGGTTAGCAATTGACCCAGCATTTGCATAATTTGCATTTTTGCATCATTTAATCCATACACTGCTTGGTCGAGGGTTTTTTGTGCATTTTCCATAAATTCATGACATTTATCTACACCATTATCAATACTAATGGGTAACCCTTCTATTTTATTAAACGGAATTCGCATAAATGTATCTACCCAGTTTTTGCTTTTATAAAATTCACCGCTTCCAGGCTCCATGTATCGGAGCGAATTAATTTTCTTCATAGCTGCGGATTTAAATTGAACCGGTATGGTTGATTCTAAAAGTGTCATTCTATATGGCTTTTCAATCCGCGTAATTTTATTAATTTCTTTCAGTTCCTTTATAATTTTCTTTTGATTCTCCATCTCTAATTTCTCGTAAAATGAGAAATCGTTCATCGTGTTTTTATCTTTTATTATTTTTCTGAAAATACGCATATTTTTTGCCTTCTGCTTTTTTTCTTTTTTATCTAATTTTGTTTTTTGCAATTTCATTTCTGTTTCGTAAACATCGATACACTTTTGAATCGATTTATCTTTAGGATTGTCTTGTAAAAGTTTCTTCAAATTTTCTAGAGTTTCGGAAGGTTTTGAATCTTTTATAGGAGTTTCTGCGGTTTTTTCGTCACGTTTCACGTTTTTATCTTTTCTATTATTATTTTTATTTGATTCTTTAGATGCTTTTTTAGATGCTTTTTTACTAGGTTTTTCTTGAGATTCTTCGTCATCTCCTTCTTTACCAGAGTCTTCATCTGTAGACACTTCTTCATCTTCATCTTCAGTATCATCATTGTTGTCATCATAATCAGAGTCATATTCATCATCATCTTCCCATTCATCTTCGTCTTCATCATCATTGAGGCCACCAATGGTAAAGATGATATTTACCTTTCCCTTTCCAGGTTTTTCGTATATTTCTTCGTCTTCTTCATCAACCGTTTCCCATTCAGACTCTTCTTCATCTTCTTCTTTATAGTCCGAATCATCTTCGTCGTCATCTTCGGTATCTTCTTCACCTAATGAAATTTCGTCTTCATCATCAGATACATCAATTTTTTTAGAATTCTTTGCTTTACTCTTTTTATGTTTTTTTGAAACGGTTTCTTCTTCTGAATCAGAGTCTGTCAAAACCTTTTTATTTTTTTTATTGTTACTTTTGTTTTTTTTTGGTTTCACTTCTTCTTCAGAATCATCGGTATCCTCTTCCAAAACTTTCTTTAATTTTTCACCAGCTTTAATTTTTTTGTTGATATGTCTTGATGGAAATATTTTTGAAATAAATTTACGATATTCATGGACATCCATTTCCTCTTCCTCTGAATCGCTACTGTTATCGTTACTATCACTGTCAGAATGGTCTGCCTTTTTTTTCTTTCTATTTAGTTCATCTAATTTCTTTGAACGTTTAGATGCCATTTCTTTTTTAGATTTTTTGATTTGACTATCGCGCACCATTGTTTATTATAATTTATATTAATTCTTTGATTTTAAATTATTATCAATTTTATTTTATATGAAAGATGAATAATATTATTACGTTATTTGTATATAATATTATTTGATAAACATTATGATTTACAATTGCAACAAAATTGAGGAAATGAAGCAATTATGATTATGCGCGACGTACACTACGCGAATCAGGGACTACTCCAAAAATTTTTAAGAGGAACCCCAATATAAATAAACCCATTGCTACTCCTAATAAAGCATTTCCAGTTTGTTTTGACATACCTTCTCTGTTTTTTACGCGAATTTCTACATATCCCAATATATGTAATAAAATAGCTATTACGATTATACAAATCGCTAAATTGCAAATTGATAAAAATTTATCCATTTATAATATAGCTATAGAAAATATATTACATTATATGAATTATCTTTTATCCCCAAGAAAAACCGTTGCTAGCATATAAAGTATACCAATAACGATACTTAGCCACATTACAACTGTGGATGTTGTTTTATCAGCGCTACTCATACCTTCACGTTTTTTAATACGGATTTCCAAATAACCCAAAACGTGTAATAAAAGAAGCAATAGGATTATAAAAATCGCTAAATTGCAAATTGTTAATGTTCTGTTTGTTGACAAATCCATTATATAATATTATATATATAAAATTTATTTTGTATTATATAGTATTTAATTTATATTGTTTGCAAAATATTACATGGATATAAATCCAGCTAACAATAATATTCCTATTACTATTCCGACTGGAACTAGCCAAGATTTCGTGGAATTTGACATACCTTCTTTGCTTTTAACGTGAATTTCTACGTATCCTAAGATATGTAATAAAAGAAGCAATAGGATTATAAAAATCGCTAAATTGCACAATGTTAATGTTTTGCCTTTTGGTAAATCCATTATATAATATATAATTATATTTTTTTGATTTTAGATTCTTATTATTTTACATTTTATACGCGTCGCTTCAAAATAAAATTGATTTTATTAAAACAATATAAATATATTATACTGTAGTATAAGAGATGTCTAAGTTTGTAACTTCCAATAATAAAACGATGAATTGCTCAAAAGTAATTGGAATTCAATTTAGTATTCTGTCCCCTGATGAAATTAGAAAGGGTTCTGTTGCTGAAATTACTAGCAGAGATACGTATATAAATAATAAACCGGTTATTGGTGGTCTATTTGACCCTCGCATGGGTGTTTTAGAGCCAGGACTCATTTGTCCTACTGATGGTTTAGATTATATGCAGACTCCTGGTTATTCAG